ATCATTTCAATTCTCCTTTAGTTTGCCCCAATCGGGGGAGTTTCCTCCCCCTCATGGATACTGGTTACGGTACGCATCCCATTCGTCGTACCCTGTTTTGTCAATGAACGTAACTACCTAATTTCAATAGAGAAATTAGTATAGGCTTGGTTCAACCAAATCATACAGCAAACTCAAGCAGTTACGCTGTTCTACACCCAACGCCGTATAAATTCTCAGAAACGCATCCCATTCGTCATATCCTGCTCGTTGATGGAGCTGAGAATTGTCGAGATTTCCCCAACCGAGGGGGGTCAGTTCGTACTTCTGGATGACTCCGTTCGGTTCGAAGAAGATCATATTGGGTTGCGTGACCGGGTCTACAACGATACTGAGACTGCCATCTCCGCCGCTGAAGGTCAGGGTTTCGTACCCGCCTTTGAGCACGGTTGGTGCGAATCTCACATCCGGGAGGAGCAGGTTGGCGTATTTCCGACGCTGTCCAAGTCCCATTCGGATGGTTTCGATGTTTCGTCCACTTCTGATTCGTGCGACATCGACGGCATTCAGCATGAGGTCAATCGAGAGTTCCCGGTTGACGCCAGAGTTGCCGACCATATTGCAACGCCACTTTGGAATATCATCCGCAGAGATACTTTCGTAAGTGTCCAGAAGCGTCCCATCATCGAAGATTCCCTTCAGGCCCGTGATTTCCGTCGGGGTTGCGGTTGTCGCATGCGCCGTGTAAGCCCTTGCACCCATCTTAACGGCAATACAACCTTCAGGAAGGGTAATCGGCGTTATGTTCGTAGCACTGGTAATAGCATTCGGGTGATTGGTGATGTATGACGCTGCGCCAAGTTCGAAGGAAACAACCTTCGTGGAAGGAGCAACAGTAGATACACGGCACCCAATAGCCCCGGCTGCACTGTTAAGAACCTGAGAGGCACCGGAAGACGAATAGAAGTCAACCAGCATTCCTTCCTGGAAATACTGGATTCCAATGTCGTTATCGAACGTGCCGAGCCATGCAGTTGCGCCCGGATACGTATCGGCAGCAGACAGTCTTCCGATCTGTCCAAAACCGTCCCAATGCGCCTGTCGGTTCAGGTCAACGACGATGCTCTGGTAGATGTCGTCGATTTCATCTGCCAGTCCATCGACAAAAGCCGCCTGATTCCCCTTGGCGATTTCGATTGCCGGCCCGGTGATTCGGATAGAACCATAGAGATACCGAGGAAGGATGGTTCCCTTATCCTTCGTGCCGGTGAGCGGATCGGGCAGTTTAGCGGATTCTGCACGTCCACCGGTACCCTGCGCGCGCGCGTAACGGATACCGAACACATACCCAGCTCCGCCGGGTTTCCGGTCGGATTTGGGGAACTGATTATAGGTCATCTTTTCATCATTGAACTGATTCGTTAGACCTTCTCCATAGACAGTCTTGAGAATTTCAGCCAATGAATCTTTTGCTGCGTAAGCTGTGGTCATTTATCTATCCTCCTGCTGCTTTCTGCATGGTCTCAAGAAACACCTTTCGGGCATCCTTGAGATACATTTTAGGTTTATTTGCTTCCGGCGCGCCTACCGAAGACGATCCGACCTTGGGGGTTTCCCCCTTGCCCTTGAGATAGTCTTTGATTACCGCCTGGTCATAGGCTTCCTTCTTGGCTTTCGCTTCCGAAACAAGCCTCTTGACTGCCTTCTTATCAGTGATGTCGATGTCGTTTGCGGGGTTCCCGACTCCCATAAATTCGAGAATGAATCCTTGTTGATCCTTTGGCATCTCCATCTCTTTAATCAGACTCTTTACCTCGTTGTCATAACCTTGAATTGCCGCCTTCGCCTGTTCAGCTTGGTATCGCTCATATTCGCGTTGCTGTTCCTTGGCGCTTTTGGTTTTCAACTGACCCTCAAGCCGGGCAATCGTACTGTCCGGGTCTTCGTTCTGCCGCCGGTTCCGTTCCTCTTGTTCCGCCCAATAAGCCTCATATTGTGAAAGTTTATTGGCTTTCGCGAGGATCTCATCGAGCTGGTTCAGGTCTGCCAACTTTCCCTTGACTATCTTTCCGCGAGAAACCAAATCTTCGAGGTCGTCCGGGTCTTCAAGGTCATTGGCCTTCAGGAGCTTCTGGAGCTTTTCATTCGCTGCATTGAGCGTTTTCTTCTCCTTGATAAACTCCTGGAACCGTGGGTCTTTGTTCCACGGCACGTTTTCGGTGGATGAATCCGCCTTCACATCCTTTACAGGGCCCGAGCCTGTCACTTCGGGTTCTATGATCTTATTTTCCGGTTCCGCGCCGGGCTTTTCGGTGTTTTCCATTTCAATCTCCTTTGGGTTGAGTCCAGAGGATCATTGGTCTAACGAGCATCTGAACTGCGTAAATAAAAAAGGGCGTGTCCAATCGCTTGGAATCACGCCCTGACTGTCTCAGTAGCTATATGTTTTAGGCCCCTCTAATAAAAACCCCGTATCACGTTAGAACAGTTCGTACAATAATCTCCATATATAGACGGAAATCCCGGACGAAAACACTTTGGACAAGAATATACTTTCTCTGGTCTTTCATCTATATTAAAAACATGACTCCCTTCGTGATACATATCTAACACACATTGATACTCCCTTTTACCACCACACCTTTGTATTGCCATTTCTCCCTCCATTTTCTGAATAGGTTAAAGTTTTATATTCTCCGTCACAGCTTTCCCTTTTTCTTAAACCTCTCAGTGGATCAGTTGTTTGACAAAACATACATAAATCCAATGGTTGATCTGTTCCTACTGGCACTATCCCCATCCTATCAAATTTATCTCCACAACTGTAACAAACACATTTTCTCATAATTTGATATTCTCTGTCACCTTCAAATTGACTATCCCACCCTTCCCCTCGATGCTTATCTCTACCTTTCCCCACCATGGCTTTTCCCTCAATAACAACGCTTTAATCAATCCTATGACCTTGGTGAGACTGTCCATCACTTACCCTTGGTGTTCGCGTAAATCGCCCGTAATTGGGCCTTAGCCATTCTCATCGTCAGTGGCTTCTTTGAGAACGTGCTATCGGGGCTTGCCACCTTGTACCCGTGATTCACTTTTCTTAGCTTGAATGGCACGTAATTTCACTCCCTCCGTCACTCCATGTTTCATTAAATCAATGTCCATCTGCCGGACTTTATTCGATTCCTTCAGTTCGGTATTGATCATCTTCTCCTTCGACTTCAGGACAACATCCGCAGTCGGGATCCCCGCCTCAACCTCTTCGCCCGGTTGGATGCCAAGGTACTTAGTGAGTATCTGGGCGCGTTCAGATACCGTCAGGATGCCAGGAATCAGGATCTTGTCGATCTTTACGTAATCCCGGATGTCCGGCTGCGCCTCGTCAAGCATCTTCTGGTGGAGATCGGTGTGCGCAATGAGCACAGTCTTGATCTGCTCCGGCAGTTCTCTGAATTCCGGTGAGATCATGTATTTTCTGTGGGTTGCATAGTGTTCCGCATGGTTATCGTACTTGAACAGAGGGTCGTCAATGATAACCATGTCCTCCCCTGTTTCCGGATCGGGTTCCGCGAGCATCACCGTGAACTCCCCGGAGCCAACAGATTCATTTTCGGTTTCCGCTCTCTCGACATCGTTGTTCATTTCGTCACTAAACGAGGTCATACCCATTCGGGTGAGGATTTCCTGCCGCACGGTAGGGCTTACGGCCTGATCCTGGAAGAACCCTGCTTGGATCATGTTCAGAAACATCTGTGACTGGCCGGATTTGGTCGCTATTAGCCCAGAATCGAGTTCCAGCCTTACATCGGTATTCCCACGAAGGTCTGAAGCCTTAAATTTGATGATCTTGACCTTGTTTCCACGACCGGTGACTTTGACCAGTCTCTCTTCGGTATAGATTTCCTGCGCCAAGAGGAGTCTCTTCTTGTAAACTCTTGTCAGTGACCGGTTCCAGCGTTCGATATCGGGGTATTTGCCTCTCTCGGCGGTTTCACGTAAAGAATCAGCCATGACCCCAGAAGCGTTTGCGGAAGGCTGTTGGCCTCTCAAGATGTTTTTCGGGTCCCCGGAGACGTCCTGAAGCAATTCCTTCTGAAGTCTGCGTTCCTCAAGTACCTGCGGAGGCAACGCGATACCAGCTTCAAACGTAGGTTTCTGCCCCATGATTGGGTTATAGGACATGGCGACAAAACCATGCCCGCCAATGCCAATTTTCTTCAACCCAACCTCACCGGGGGTGATTACTTTGGGTCTCCCCATGCCCTTCCGATTGATCGAAAGAGCCTGGTCAATTTCGTTGATAGTATTCTGGGGGGAGATCAAATCACTCACCGGAGGGTCAGACCAGAATCTACCGGGTACGTAATTATAGTGGAAATCGGTTATGGAGTAGTTCCAGACGCCTTCAATGGTTTGTATCGGGAGTCTGTCGGCTACCTGGAGGAGTTGCCCGCCGCATACGGTAACGTATCTTCCTTCGGGGAACTCTCTTGAGGGCCTGAATTCAACTTCTTTAAAAAGAACCAATTCATCGTCTTGCTCAAGGTTCTGGGTGATGATTGACTGCCCCTTCCACGGGGAGACGTTATTTACGAGCTTGGAAAGAGTCTTGGCGTAATCAACGTAAGATTTGTTTTCCGGATTGGAGATTTTCACCTGGAAGGTATCCTCGACCCATTCCTTATCCTTTAATGATTGTATCCCAACCCATCGCTTTTGTTTTAGCGAATCACCCATCGTGTCGAGACGGATATTGAAAGGAAGGACGCATTCACAGGCCACTTCACCGGTTTTCCCGCCTTCGGGGAGCCACATACCCCCATCCGCATCGGGATAGGTCCGTATGAAACTGGTCCCGGAGAGACAAAGCCAGATGCAGTTCTTCTCCATCTCGTCAAAGAATGCGGCATCGTTGGAATGGTCCATCCACGTAAGAAGGTTCTCGCCAAGGTCCGCGGCTTGAATGTCCTCCTTCTCGTTGGTGTTCGGCCACACGCGAGGGATCATCTTCTGGTTCATCAGCATGG